AAATGAATCATTCCTAGAAAAGCGCCCCGATTCAGGGTTAACAAAACGCCTTCGTGGATACCGCAAGCGGCTGACTAACAAGGACGCCAAGCGTATTTTCGATGATAAGGCAGTCGCTATGCTGTTAGCATATGCATTCGAACCTTGGAAAATCGAGGCAGAGCTAAAGTATCTAGCAAACCTGACAGATGATAGGGGACGGAAATTTTGCCGATCCATTGGAGAGTATGAAGATATCAAAGTTCAAATTGATAACTTCCTATCTGGGGAGAAGCCTTCCTTTAGATGGAACTCTTACTATCAGGCTGCAATCCGGAAGGTAACACAGCGATATAGTGTTGCCAAACTTAAGTCCCTCGAATATTCTTCCTCAGAGGATATTTATGAGGCGGTCACTGACTGGAGCACGTCGGCCGGGTGGGAAGGTTATGTCAATAACCTCCGCAAGAAGCGTGACTTCTTGGGTGATGGGTTGATTCGTGTCCATTTGGAACGGGAAGCCGAAGCACTGAAGAACGGATCCTTTATGGACCCTATTATTCTCGGGACTCGTACTCAAGGTTCCGGCGCTTATGACGAAAATGGAGAAAGAACGTATACCTGCAAGATGAAACGTCGGTTCGTAAGTGTAGTAGCTTTACATCCGATTATTACTGAAAGCAGATTTGCGGAGCCTCTCACACAATGGCTTAAGGACTACACTTACTCCGCGATAGGTAAGCCAGATCCTTGGCTCACTAACTGGGTAAACGAACAGAGGAGGAATGGTCGTGATTTCATAAGCTTAGATTATTCTAAGTATGATAGTACTATTCCAAGTTGGCTAATTCGCTCAGCATTTGATATCATAAGAGCAGCTTTCAGCGAGTATGATGAACAGCTTTTGGCGCTTTGCGAGGAAGACTTTATCAATAAGAATTTTATACTAGCGGATGGGGTAGGTCATGCCACTCATGGAAATCCGTCTGGTAGCAGATTCACCGCCATTGTCAACGGCATTTGTAATGAGATAATCACGGAAACGTGGTTAGCTAAGTTCGGAATTGATGCAGAGTATAACATCATGGGCGACGATAACTTAATCTACGTTAGAAAGGTAGCGGTAGAAGGCAGCCTCGTCTCTGATGTGTCCAACTATATAATGCATAATTTCGGAATCAAAGTCAATTCGGATAAGTCAAACTATGGCGATTATTCTAAGGACCCGGAATATCTTTCGAGGTATTGGTCATCGCACGGTCCTTGGCGCTGGTTTGGCGATATTATCAGTTTAATTGCATATCCTGAGAAGTATCGCAACTATAATAATCCTTATGTGAAGCTGACTCCGGCTCTTATTATCTGGTCTTACATACTGGGTTATAAGAAGTCAATGACTGCGATAATCGACGTACCTCGCTTTATGGCAGAGCAACATGTAGCTTTCGAAAACGTGGAATGGACCAAGGAATTGAGAGAGAATATTCCATATAATCTCAGGACTTATGTGGAATCTATGGGCTTACATAATAAGCCGGACTATCAAGCCTATTTGGCGGACCTGCCTAAGGAAGCAGCATAACCAGAAAGGCCTATGAAATCTGGAGACATCCAGTACGTAATAGAAGGGGAG